GCGGTCTTATAGTCACCAGCGTAAATAAAAGTAGGCTTAACACCAGCTTTGGCATTAGCTTCCGAGTTATCCACGTGCATAGCGACAACACCAATGGAACCAACAGATCCAGTTTGTGTCGTGTAGACCTTATCTGTGGCTGACCCAATTAGGTATGCAGCGGAGGCCATAGTATCCCTTGCGATAGAGACAATAGGCTTTCGCCCGCGTTGCTCCATAAGGTAATCTCTAAAATCAAAGGCACCAGCCACTTGACCACCACCTGAGTCGATATCCAAGAGGATGTTCTTGACACTCTTGTCACTCATGGCATCCTCTACTTGAGTCTGTAGAGCAGCATATGATGTCATACCGGACATAGCCTCAATACCTGTAGACCTGTGTGTCATAGACCCTACAATAGGGATGACCCTCGTACTGTCTGAGACTGCCATAGAGCTTCTCTGAGAGGCATCCTTGTCCTGTTGGTACATACCCTCGCCTAGAACTCCAATACGCTCTGAGAGGACTGCACAGAGGGTCTCAGCGTAATCTGGTGTACACAGCAAAGGTGTATTAAGGATTAGCGTGGATAGATGGTTGAGTTTATTCATTTGTTATTCTTCCTCTTTAGGCACAGCCTTAGCAGCAACCTTAGACTTCTCTAGTTCCTTGCGTTCTTCTGCCTTAGCCATAATGCGATCTGGGTCCACCTGTGGCAACTCAGCATTATGTAATAGGGCGTTAATAACGTCAGGCTCATCAGAGAGATCAATGTTTGCACCATTAAGATTGCGGAGGTAAGACCCAAGCTCCTTAAGATCATGTGGGGCAACATCCCCAGCTTTAATCTTAGGCATAGTCTCTACGGGTAATCCGTTAAGTTCCCAAAGAGGTTCTACAAGCTGTTTGTTGAGCACGTCAGCAACTGTATTAATGTAGCTTTCTAGGGCACGTAGGAATAAGTCAGTCTTAGACTTACTAAGAGCATATGAACCACCATTAGTACCAAGCATGAGAAACTCAGAGAGGACACTACGAGCAATGTCATGCTGGTATCTATCAATGATTGGTCCGATGTCGATATTACGATTACCTTGTGAGGTCATCAGTTCAACGTCTACTAGCCTAGCAGCTACACCACCAGTTGACTTGCCCTCTCGATCCAGTAGCAAATCCGAGGGTAGCAACGCATAACCTTGAGCATTAAGCTTTAGGTCAGATAACATCTTCTCCATTTGGTTTCTTACGGCAACTTGACCTTCTGTAGCATCAGCAGCTAGGTATTCAGCAGGGATACGTCCGATAGGAATACCGTGCATCTCACGCTCTACAGCAATAGCTTCAATAGATTGGAGATTAGTAAGATAAGTATAACTCGTGTAAGCATTCCGTAGGATTGATCGTCCAGATGGGTCTCCATCAATTGCGGTAGTCCTATAGTAAATACTTTTGTTTGATGGAATAAGACTATCGCTGTTACGACCACTATAAGCAGACTCTCTTTGATGTACACCAAGGATTTTACCTGTCTTTGCCTCTACTGCAAATTTAGAGATTGTCCAAGGGGCACGGGATACTAGCTTACGCACACCAATACGTCCATCGCTATACTTAGAGCGTTTCTTGACATCTTTAGTTTCTAGCCCACCACGACGCTTGTATACTACCTCAAACCATGAGAAGCCCATCCATAGGAAGCTAACAGCCTCTGACACATGGTCATCTAGTGAGTGTTCCATGTCATCTAGGCACTCCTCAACAAACTTAGCGTCAGAGATAGCAGCATCGGACTTATCAGCAGGAACCACATTAAGCTCGACATCTCGTAGGACTTGCTCAACTGCGTATAATACTGCACCAATGACTGCTGAGTTATCACGCATCTCACGATACTTAGCAATAGCTCTACTACCGCGTAACTCAGGTAGAAAGTCACCAGACTTAAATACACCAGTGGCAGTTGTACTAGAGGTTACACCAAGGGTCTTTTTAGCCTTAGGCTTACTCAAGGGTTGGTGATTAGATTCCGTTACCATCTGTTGTAAACCTATTCATTGTTGTTTAATGCGTTACTTGGGGGTTGTTATGGAGCAAGTCATGTGCGCCTTTCCACTGTGACTTGGCTTTCATCTGCTATTTGTCTGACTGCACCAAATTGTGACAGATAGCGCCAACCCGATCAGGGCGGACAGTGGGGAAAACGAACCGTCAAGCCTTCAGCATCGCGACGGCAAATAATTCATCCATCTGGTCATCGTCAAACCCTATCAGATAGGCAATAAACTTAAGGTCTTCACTAGTACGTTGCCAATCCACGGCGCTGTCGATAACCGCCCGCTGAATGTGAGTGGCGCTGTTCTTGTGAAATTCCATCACCTTAGCCCAATTGGACTCACCTAGTGCAATCACACCTTGCATTTTAGAAACAACCATACCTGCACGGATATCTTTAATAGCCATGTCTGAAACAGTTTCCGTGCGTAGAACGCGGTCTGCCTCTACCGTTTCAACCGTTGCCGATTTGGTGCGTGTGGTTTTCGAGTTGTCCACCGTTACATCAATAACAGGAACAAGCCGTTCGATCCCATGGACGCCAGCGGTAGGCGGTGAAACTGTGTCGCCGTTTTCAAACGTCACCCGCCCCGTGCCGTGGTAAGTGCGAATTACTTTTCCGTCTTTGATGTGTGCTAGTTTCATGGTTTACCCTCTATGAATTTCCATGCTTGTAGATTGTGTCGGAGCTTTGGTCGCAGCTAATCAAGTTGGCTCCATCGTAAGTTAGTCCAGATGGTAGCAATGAGGGCGAAGCAAAACTTGAAAGAATTGTTGATGAAACACCATCGTGAATATAGATTGTGTCGGAGAAGAAATCACAACTAATCAAGTTAGTCCCATCGTAAGCTAGTCCAGATGGCCGCGACGAAGGCGAAGCAAAGCTGGATAAGATTGTAGACGAAACACCATCGTGGATGTAAATTGTGTCGGAATCAAAATCACAGCTAATCAAGTTGGCTCCATCGTAAGTTAGTCCATATGGCCGCAATGAAGGCGAAGCAAAGCTGGATAAAATCGTTGATGAAACACCATCGTGAATATAGATTGTGCTGCCGCTTCTGTCACAACTAATCAAGTTGGCTCCATTGTAAGCTAGTCCAAATGGTTGCGATGAAGGCGAAGCAAAACTTGAAAGAATTGTTGATGAAACACCATCGTGAATATAGATTGTGTCAGAGAAGTAATCACAACTAATTAGATTAGTCCCATCGTAAGCTAGTCCAGATGGTTGCAATGAAGACGTTGCAAAGCTGGATAAGATTGTGCTGTTAGGAGTGCCACCCCCGCCCGCTGGGATGTAACCCGACCCGATCATTGGTAAAATCAAAGTCATTGCATTGCCAGCACAGTAAGGGTCGAATACTCCGTCCCGCCGATGTCATTGACCTCAATTCGGCAAGAGAACTTATCCCCGTTTGTGGTTGTGAAGTCGTCGCCCGCAACCTTGTCAAAACCGCTTGTCGTGATTGCCCCCGCGCTGGAATTATTGATGATGAACAGGGAAAGCGTGGTGGCTGTGTTGGTCGCAACAACAGGTGGTGCCAATGTAAACGCGCCACCACCAATGATCTTTTTATATTGCGACCCTGCCGCCGTGGTGGGCGTGTAGGTTCCTGTCGTTATCGTTCCATCATCGTCAATTGCGGCTGTGAATGCGGCTGTTAGGTTCGCCGTCGTGTCTGCCTTGAGCGTATCCGCGTCGTAACCCTGCACGTCGGTGCCAATCGCAAGCCCGAGGTTTGTTCTTGATGTCCCCGCGTTTGCAACGTCTGACAGGTTGTTAGACGCAAGCAAACCACCTGCTGGCCCTGCTGGCCCTGCTGGTCCTGCTACACCATCACAACGGTATATCGTGACTTGGCTTTCGCCTGCTATTTGGTTAACGGTGCCAGTTTCCGCGCGCTCTTCACCCTGAACGCGGATAACATCCCCGTCAGACACAGCGAACGTAGCACTAATATGTGACGATGACTCGTTATGGCCGCTTGCAGCGCGGATGTAACCCGACTGTCCCACGCCACTGACCTTAGTATTATTATTTGTGATCCAGATACCGACGTTTGATCGCGCTACTGACCCGCTTTGGGATATGTGCGCCTGTACACTTACAACCCCATCGAAGTTGACCGTGACGCTGCTTGCCGCGAGGGTGTAGTCCGAGTCTGTTGCGTCGTTTGTTCCACCAAATGGGACGTTGGCAGCAGTGGCTTGGTTGATGTTTGTAGACGTGTCTGTGTTGCGGACTTGGCAGAAGGAGAAAGGAGCGGTGGCCTCGCCTTCCTTTGCCATTGCCTGATACGTTCCGATTGTCTTTGCAACGGCCAAACGGTCTTCGTCTGTGATGACATAAACCTGCCCAACGAGAAGGCCATCAGCGGCGGCTAGTGTGTCAAGATCAGCGCGTGACCCTCGTTTGTGCTGAACATCAGGCATTTAGAATGTCCCGCAATCCACCGCACCAACGGCTAGAGTTACAAAAGCGTCACCAGCATCTTTTGACCAAGACATTGAAGTATTCATGCGAAAGACACCGTCAGTCCCGTCGGTTCCCCAAATGAAACCTGCTGTGCCACCATCAACAACTGCCACAAGTTCATCTGTTGATCCGGCTGGGATATTTAGCGCAGTTTTGAATGCATCGAACGTGATCTTCTTTTCCATAAGCCCAGATGCACTAGCGTCGTGCATAATGAGTAGGTCAGCAGCGGGAGAAACTGCTCCCATCGCACTAAGAGAATCAATGGCTGGAACAACAGGCACCATTGTAGTGGCATCCGTGGGGAAGTGGGCTGTCTGGCGGTCGGTTGTGACAAACATCTGTCCAGCCAGTAAAGCTGAAGAAGGTAGGTTAGCGAATAAACCGCGTTTCTGCTGAATTGAAGGCATAGGGAAGTTTCCTTTAGTTAAAAGTACCCAAGTCTACGCTTGAGAAGGGAGGAACGAAAAGCTTGTTATCTGACCCAGTTGTAAGTTGATTGCCAGCGTCAGTAGATATATCGCTTGTGGGGGATACGCCAGATGGACCCTGTAAACCTATTTTAACTACTGTGGGTGTAGAGTTTACAGCAACTACAGTAGCAGCAGGGGTAGCTTCGACTACAACTACTATAGGCTCACAACTCACCTAGTCACCTCAGGGTCTAGGGCAACCTTGCCCCCTAGCCATCTCTCAGCACTTGTAACACTATGAACGGCCTCTAGGTCATATACCCCACCAGACGTAAGTGCCGCAGTCTCTACAGATGTCAACAACAGGGTTACAACACCAGTGGCATCAACCTTAGTGATCTTGCCGTTAGCAGAGCTTAAATCCGCAATAATATTAGGTGAACCTCTTGTTGGTCTGATCTGCATACGGAAAGTGATATTCTCTAGGTTTACAGCATCACCGCCTGCTGTCTGCAAGAAAGTCACTTGTTGATTAAAGTCAGACCCTTGGTAAATCGTAAGGTCATATGTGGCTGGAGTAACTGTCATATCAGACCTTTATATTTATGTGAGGCCCTTAGCAGAGCTATAAGCTAACCTAAGTTGAGGTCTAGCTGTACCTTGGAGCATCAGGTCAGTTATTGCCCAAACACAGTTGTGTGTTAAGACCCCACCAGCGATAAACTCGTGCTGATCTTCAATGTGAAGATTGTAAACATCAGTTACCTCTTTGCTTTCGCAAACTTGCACCACACTTGTGGGAACATGTGGCTGGGGTAAGCTTATAGATGTTCTGCTGGAAGTCTTTATCACAGACTGGGCAGGAGACAGTAACTTTGTACTTTGCTTCGTGCCTTTTACCCCTGCAAACCTTAGAACAGGTGATACTGCTTTCTGAGTAAGACTTATAACCTTTGTGGCAAACTGCGCAAGTACGTTGGTACTTAGGCTCACGGTTATCCCAAGACCTTTTGCCAAGCTCCCTATGGAATAAGAGACCTTCTTCTGTACCATGCCACTTTGAAGCGAGAGTTCTTGCGTGGGACATAGTCTTAACGCGCAAGTCGTAGAACTCTTCCGTGTGTTCTTTTGCATGATCCTTGGGGGACAGGCAGTCAAGGTTGTGTTCTGAGTTGTTGAAGTAGTTACCGTCTTTGTGGTGGATGTGGAATCCATCTGGTATTGTCCCGTTGTGAAACTCCCAAACGGCCCTATGCAAAGACTTGAAACCTCTTCCTGTCGTAAGGATGTAATACCTTTGTTTTGACTTATCTGGTGAATCTGGGTATCTTCTATAAGTGTTTCCGTTGAACTTAACTTCTGTCGGGTATTGTTCCAAGTGTTTACCTCCTGAGTGTTTACAAGCTCGTCACCAGACCTAAGCTCTGCTGCCTGTACCCATCCGAAACCCTTAACGTAGAAGGGGTGTTCATCTGTGGCTTTAACAACGTAACCATTACTCAGGGTTATATCAAGAGTTTTTGCGGACTTTCTTGTAATACCAGCCCACTCGACTTTCTTAGGCCCAGCACGAGTGATAACACTGTCACCTTTAGATATATCCCTAATGAAACTATAACCAGTGGTTGTTAGAACTGAGGTTTCTCCAGCTAAACAAGCGTCTAATCTGTCAGGAGAGCCAATGGAACCCAATGGTTCCCAAGCTGTCATTTGCTGCTCTAACTTGTCTAAGTCTCTCGCGTGTTTTACTTTGCCTTGTTCATACAAAGCTGAGACAGGTTCTGCACGGGCGTATTTTCCTCTACTAGCATGTACCAGACGTATTGGTATTGTCTCATCTTCCGATGTGAGTGTAGACCTAACCATTTCGCCACCTTGGTTTTTCTCAGCTACAATCCTATCGGCGGAAAACTTGTGATATAATGACACAGCCTTAGATGCCCAACCTTGTGGTGTGTATTTATCCGTGTGATCCTCTAAGATATAACCAACGCCATTGATATCTACACCTGCTACAATTATGCCTGTCATATCAGAATCAGCATTTGTTGTGGTAGCAGGATCAATAGAAACAATAACCCTAGCTAGGTTATCTTCCGCGAACTTTACAGTGTCAGTAATGCTTGGTTCATATGCTTTCTTTAGAATATCCGCTGTCCAAAGCGCCCCAGCAGCTTGTGTAAGTATCTCCGCGTAAAGCTCTTGCCTACCTAAACGGGTTCCTTCAAAAGATTTGAGTGCGTCTAAGTTAATATTGTTGGAGTTGTCGTAAGATGTACCACTAACTCTAACTACCTTAGAGGGTTCCTCTGTAGCTCTGTCATTCAAAGCTATAAGCAACTTGGAAGGCTTAGGTGTTGTACTAATGAAAATCTGTGGGTTTTTACCTATGCGAAGAGTCATCTGGAGCATATCCCAAGTCTCTTGCATACGGTTCCAAGAACACAACTCATCACACCAAGCTGCCGACAAATTTGGTCCTCGGAGTCTCTCTGGGTCTTCTGCGCTGTAGAAGCGAGCTTTTGCCCCGTTCTCCCAAGTCATAGTATTGTTTGTTGGAGACCACACAGGAAAGCCCATGTGCGCCCCCCTGTAAGTCTTATCACCTTTCCAGCAGACCTTAAGTAAACCAGACTCACCTTCGACCATGATAGCCCGAACGTCACCCTTTGTGGGGGCAACACATCCAATCTCTGTTTTACCCATCTTAACTTGCTGTCTTACCCACTCAGTACCCATCCTCGTTTTACCGAATCCGCGCCCTGCCAAAGCTAAGAGTATCTTCCAATTACCTTCTGGGGCTAACTGTGCTGGTCTGCCCCAGAACTCCCATGTGTGCAGGAGTTCATCGAGCTGCCGAGGACTTAAAATACTAAGATAATCCTCTAGTTCTTCATCGCCTAATGCTCTAAGAGTATCCGCAGTTACTGGAATGTCTCTCCATAGACCTTTTCTCTTAGCCATCGGGTGTTACTCATCTGTGTTATCGGGGTTTCTTGCCTTGCCCAACTTAGCCATAAGTAGGTCAATAGCGCCTGAGTCTTCATCGGGATCATCGGTATGCTCAACTTCATTAACTGTATTACTTGGGGACCACCCACCCTTAGACCGTAGGTAAAACTCTTGGGACTTGAAGTCACCAGCCTTAGCTCGAGCAATAAGGCTCTCACCAATGGAGCCTACGATCTCAGCCCTGACTTCAGCCATGTATGATCCGTAGATTTTATACAGGATAGTCATGTTCTGAGGGCAGTTCTGGAACTTACCAATAGCTGAAGCAAGCATATCCTTGACAGACACACCACCTTCGATGCACTTCTTCAAGTGATTCGCTACAGGCTTATTATATGTGTATGTTGCTTTGGTCTTCATTGGTATGTAGTCCTGTGATTATCCTTAGTGATCTAAGTACCAAAGGTACGTCGCATCAGAGATACTCTAGCCGCGCACAGAGGGAAAAGTCCGGCGCTATTACCTTGGTTGCCCAATGGCTAGTTATTATTCTCAGGTCGAACAAACCCCTGAGTTAATAGCTGCTGATAGCTATCGGCCCATGATACAACAACACGTATAATCAGCTTGTGTTATCGTAATAGTCTTGCCTAGTGGTCTCCGTTGGTTGCGGCTGCATTTCCAATCAGGAGGCACTTGTTTTGTTAATGGGGATCACCTGAGCCTAAGCATCAGAGGTGAACCCCATTAGTAGCTTTTGTAGGTTTATTGTGGCTACCATTACAAAGCTATAGAAGCGTCCGCTGTCCGTGGACAAAGGACAAAACTGGCAAGGCACATGGAATCGAACCATAGTCTGACAGTTTATCATACTGTCGCTCTACCACTGAGCTATACCTTGTTATCTATGTTATAACCCTTGCTCATACTACCAATGTCATATCACGCGACAAGGCTGTCATACGTATATACTACACACAGGAAGAAAGAGTATCAGGACATAATAACAATAGCTTGTAACTTGTGTGATGATAAGTATTGTGAATCACTTTAAGTTTATCTA